GAAGTATCAATATTTGATGATATAAATGATGTTATTGATAAAGGTGGTTTCTGTTTGTATAAAGATGAAGGAGATATAAGAGTTGCTAGAGCATGTACATCACTTCAAGAAATAACACAAGATGAAACTGAAGATATGAAAGACATTATCATAATTGAATCTATGGACTTAATGAGAGATGATATTTACTCAACATTCAAAAAATGGATAGGTAAGTATAAAAACAAATATGATAATCAAGTTTTATTCTTTACTGCAATTAATGCTTATTTCAAAGAATTAGAGAAAGAGGATATTTTGGATAAAGAATATGATAACTATTCAGAAGTTGATGTTGAAGCACAAAGATTAGCATGGCTTGGAGTAGGTAAAAAAGAAGTGGAAGAATGGGATGATGAGAAAATCAAAAAACTAACATTTAAGAAAAAGGTATTTATGAAAGCAAATATCAAAATATTAAATGCTGTTGAAGACTTTAAATTTACTATCAATATGTTTTAACAGGAGGTAAATAATGTTTAATAAAATGGATAAAAATAAAATTTTAAGAGGTTCATTTGGTGCTGTATGGCTAGATGGAGAAGAATTAGGTTCTGTAAAATCTTTTGAGGCTAAGGTTACATTAGAATATGAAGATGTGGATATTATGGGAGAACTAGGAAAGTCAAAAAGATATATGGGCTTTACTGGTGAGGGAACTATGACATTACATAAGATAGACTCTACTATTGGAAAGTTACTGGCTGATGGGATAAGAAATGGAAATATGCCTGATTTTAAAATAGTTGCAAAACTAGATGACCCAACAGCCTATGGAGCAGAAAGAGTTGAATTAACAGGTGTAACAATTAGCGAATTAATGGCATTAAAATTTGAAAATAAAGCTTTAAGAGAGGAAGAAGTTCCTTTTAACTTTTCACATTTTAGATATATAGATATGATATAAGGAGGATATAAAAATGGCTAAAAATATAACATTAGAAATATTAATTGCAAAGAAACAACAATCAGAAAATGATAAAATGAAAGTGGTGCTATTTAATTCAGAAGTATTGGGTGGAACAATAGAAGTTGTAAAACATAAAGCAAAAGATGTAATAAAAATTATGGATAGTACAGAAGAAAAAACAACAGAAGCAGCTTACAATGCTAACTGTAAATTAATCTATAAACATTGTCCTATTTTACATGATAAAGAATTGCAAAAGACTTATGAAGTAGCACAACCTTATGAAATTGTAATACCTGTATTTGATGAAAATTTAGGGGAAATAAACAAGCTATCTAACTTTATTCTAAACCTTTATGGATTAGGTGAAGAATCTGATAAAGCTAGTAAAGTCTTAGAAGAAGAGATTGAAGATATAAAAAACTAATATTAGAGGATACCGATATGGCATTCCTCTCTTTTTATTTGCTTAGAGGGTTTAAATACGATTATCTATTAAATTTATCATATGAAGAAAAGTTATTTATGATAGCAACAATGGATCTTGAAATTGAAAGAATGAATAAATCAGGTACTTAGTATAAAAAGCTAAGTACCTTTTTATCTTTTTAGAAAGGAGGTTTAAATGGCAAAGACTATTGGTGTATTACTTAGTTTAAAAGACCAATTCACAACACCTTTACAGAAAGCTACTAAGAGTGTTAAGAATATGGATAGACAACTTGAAAAAGCTGGAAACCAAGTAAAAGCATTTGGTAGAAAAATAAAAGATGGAATGAAATCTGTAGCAAAATGGGCAGCAATTGGATTTGGAGCATTAACTGCTGCAGCTGGAGTATTTATAAAACAGTCTATAGATGCTGCGAAAGATAAATTAAAAGCTGACAAAATGCTAGAAACAAATTTAATGAAACAAGCTAATTTTAAAAAAGAACATATCCAGATGTTAAAAGATGAAGCTAGTGCATTACAAGATGTTGGAGTAGTTGGAGATGATGTTGCTGTTGCTGGAGCAGGGCAGTTAGCTATTTATAAATTAAAAGCAGAGCAAATAAAAACTATACTACCTGTCATTGATGATATGGTTGCTAAAGAAAAAGGTTTTAATGGGACACAAGAAGATGCTATTGCTATGGCGGATGTGTTTGGCAAGGCAGTAGAAGGTAAAACAAAAGGACTTGTAAAATATGGAGTATCTTTAACTGATGCAGAAGAAAAATTATTTAAAACTATGAAGCGAGAACAAAGAGCAGAATTTTTAAATAAGAAATTAACAGCTGCTATTGGTGGAACTAACAAAGCTTTGAGAGAAACAGATGAAGGTAAAATTGTAGCAGCAAAAGGTGCTTGGGGAGATATGCAAGCAGAACTTGGTAAAAAGTTAATGCCAAAATTAGGTGCTATTGCCGAGTGGTTTCATAGTAAGATACCAGCTATTCAAGATTTTATATTAAGTCTTGCAGATAAAGTTCAAGAATTAGTTACAAGAGCAGAACCTTATATAACACAAATTAAGGATATGTTTGGAAAAATATTTGAAAAAGTTAAACCAGCATTAGAAGAAACTTGGCAAATATTATCAAATGCTGGAACTGTTGCAATAGATATAGCACAAGATATAATAAATAATTGGGATAGAATAAGTCCTGTTGTTTATACACTTGTTGGAGCAATAGCAGCATATAAATTAGTGATGTTTGGAGCATGGGTTTATACAACAGCTATGGTTGCAATAACCAAAGTAAAAATGGCTTGGGATGCTGCACAAGCGGCAGCAACAGGAACTTTAACTGTAAAACAATGGTTATTAAATGCTGCTATGAATGCGAATCCAATAGGTTTTGTAATTACTGCTATTGCCTTGTTGGTTGGTGGTATATGGTTACTATGTAAAAACTGGGATTTAGTAAAGAAAAAAGTAGTGGAATTTTGGCAGAAATTAGACAATAATCCATTAGGTAAAGTTTTAAAATTTATTATAAAGTTTGGAAACCCTATAGGAGCAATGATAAATGCTTTTTTATTTTTGAAAGATGTAATTACTCAAAATTGGGATACTATAAAAAATTTTGCTATGACTTTATGGGATAACTTAGTTGGTGCATTTAATTATGTGAAAGATGTTATATTAGGTGTTTGTACTGTTGTAGGTGGAATATTTACTGCTATTTGGGACGGAGTTGTAAGTGCATTAGATAAGTTGAAAGAGGGCTTTAATAAAGTAACAGATTTTATAACTGGTGCTTTTATGAGTGCTTGGAATAGCTTAATGAATGCATTAGATATTATATTACACCCAATCGAAACCGCAAAAAAAGCCTTTAGTGGACTAATTGATAAGTTGAAATTTTGGAATAGTACACCTGTTGATGATAAAACAATTAATATAACTGAAAAAACAACTAAAACAACTGATTCAATTAGTGGGAGTAATAAAACTGGTTCATCAACTACCTCAGTTAAGAATCCAAGACATGCTTTAGGTACAGCATATTTCAAAGGTGGAGTAACAGGAATTAATGAAGGTGGAAGAAACGAAACAGCTATATTACCTTCTGGAACTAAAATAATTAGCCATGAAGAAAGTAAAACACTAGAAAAAAAGAGTGCTAACAAAGGGATTACAATAAATATAACTATTTCTGGAAACTTTATCGGTGAAAAAGAACACATGGAAAAATATGGAGAATATACAGCAAATAAGATTTTAGCAGCTTTAAATAATATGTAGGATAGGAGATAAGAAAATGAATATAATTTTTATAGTTGAAGATAATGGAGTACAGCAAGAAATAGTTAATATTCCAGTAGTCCAAAATATAGAACCTGTAAACTGTGAAACAATGGACGAAGAGTTTAATACAATTAACGGAAAAACTCTTAATTTAATTGGCGGTAAAGGACTTAGAAACTTTTCATTTTCTTCTTTTTTTCCATCTAAAAGATATAGTTTTGTAAGCTTCTTTAATTTTCAACCTCCAAAATACTATATAAACTTTTTTGAAAAGTATAGAGATGCGAGAGTACCTTTAAGAATTATTATAGTTGATAAGTACAGAGTGGTCTTAAATATGCTATGTAGATATAATTTTACTTATTCTTTTAGAGATAAGGCTGGAGATGTTCCATATACCTTAGATATAAAAGAATATATTTTACCTGGTGAGGTTGATAATAATGTATAGGACAATAGTAAAAGAAATAGATGTAACTAATTACATAAGAGATTTAACCTGGAGAGATAGCATTGATACATTAGGAGTTGAGGTAAGTTTTGAACTTGCAGTAAATAAGTTTGATAAAAATCTATCTTTTCTCTATGACATTACATTAGGTGATCCTGTTCAAATAATCAATGATAAAGGAGAAACATTGATACAAGCTATAATTGTATCAGAAAACCCTAATGGAAAGACTACATCATTTACTGCTTATGATATGGCTTGGTACTTGAATAAATCAACTGTGATAAAACAATTTAAAAAGATGGTAGGGAATGACTGTATTAAGTCCTTATGCAGTGAAATTGGAATAAAAGTTGAAGTAAGTGGATTAGATACTAAGATAGATAAAATTTACAAGGATAAGACTATCTCAGACATTATTTATGACATCATAGAACAATGTTCACAATTCAATTCTAAAAAATTTTTTATTGAGTATGATAAAGGTACTCTAAAAGTAGGACCATTCAAAAAAATAAAAGTTATTGGACAATATGAAATGCACAAAAATACTTTTATAGATGTAGCTAAAAACATCGGAGAAGTTTCATTAAGTAGATCAATAGTTGATATGAAGAATTCAATTTTGGTTGTAACACAAAATAAAGAAGCAGTTAGAACAGTAGGAAAAGAACAAGATAGCGAAAGTATTAAAAAGTATGGTATGCTACAAGAAGTGGTAACATTAGATGAAAAAGAATTTAAAAAAGCTAATCTAGTTGCTAAAAATGAATTGAAAAAATTAAATAAAATCACAGAAGACTTTAGTATTGATGTCTTAGGTGATGATAAAGTTAAGAGTGGTAGAGTGATTGATATTGATTTACCACTTTTTAATTTAAAAGGTGAGTATCTGATAAAAGAAAGTTCTCACAGTGTGCAGAATGGAATCCACAGAATCAATTTAAAACTGGAGGTGTTTATGGAGTGAGTGAAAACCAAAAGTCTTGGGATATAGCAGTGGCAGAAAAATTTAGAGAAAGAGAAAATCCAAGTCCAATAGGTGCTGTTTTGGGGAAAATTTTAAAGCCTCTCCCTGACATCTCTATTGAACTTTTAAATGGTTATGGTGTTATTGATAGTGATAAGATTTATTTATCTAATGCAATAACTAATAGATTAGCTATTGAATGTACTATGAAAGAATTTGAAAGCGAAGGTAATAAATCTACTAATTGTAACATTACAAATTTAAATACCAGTGGTGCTGGGAATGATAGTGCTGGAGATACAAATTTAATGTTAACAGGACATACTGGTTCATACAAATCTAGTTCAAGTAAAAAAGACAATAAAGATAAAGGTAAATTTATATTACAGACAGTTTTTAATCTAAAAAAAGGAATGTATGTGCTTGTTATACCTAACACAGAGGAGGACAAGTTTTTTGTAGTAGATGTTTTTAATTATGCTCCAGAGGTGAGTTTAGAATGGGAATATTACCAAAAATAGATTTTGTTGATTACTCTAAACAAGAGACAAATAATAGTAAAAACAGTAATGGTAAAACATTTTTGATAGACTTTCAAAAAAAGAAGTTATTAAAATCAAATGGACAATTAATAAAAACAGATGATGAAAGAGCTGTTAGAATGTGGATTGAAAAGGTTCTTTTAACAGAAAAATATAAATGGAATATTTATAAAAGTAATGGACCTAATCAATATGGGATGAAATATAAGGCTATGTTACTTAGTCAAAGATTTCCTACACCTGTTTTATATAGTGAGTTTGAGAGAGAATTGACTGAAACAATGAAGAAAAATAAACAAATAATAGAAATTAGAAATATTGATATAAAGTTAGAAAAACATACCTTGAAAACCAAATTTGAAGTAGTGTTAAAAAACTTCAAAACATTTGAATGGGAGGGGTATCTATGATAATAAAAAAAGAATGGAAAGAAATTTTAAAAAATATGCTTAACCAGGTAAATGATGAATATGATAAGACAGAAGGAAGCTTATTTTATGACAACTTAGCACCTGTAAGTATAGAAATAGAAGAAATAAGAAAGACCTTAGAATATATATTTTTAAATTCTTTTGCAGAAACTGCTGAAGGTGAATATTTAGACAATATATGTAAAGAGGTAGGAGTATTTAGAAGAAAAGCAACAAAGTCAAAAGGTACTGTAATTATAAAAGGAGTACCAGGAACAGTAATAGAAACTAATACCAAAGTTGCAAGTGATACCTATATTTATTTAACTACACAAGAAAAAACAATATCTGCTGCTGGAAGTGTTGAAGTACCTATTGAAAGTGAAAAGTATGGGAAAATATACAATATTCCAAAAGGAACTATTACAAATTTTCCTGTAACTATTCCAGGATTAAATGAAGTGATAAATAATTCTGAAACTGTTGATGGATATGACGGAGAAAGCGATAATGAGTTAAGAGAGAGATATTATTTTAAAGTCAGAGAACCAGTAACAAGTGGAAACATCTATCACTATAAAAAGTGGGCTTTTGAAGTTGAAGGAGTAGGAGGAGTTAAAGTATTTCCACTATGGGCTGGTAATGGTACTGTAAAGGTAGTTGTAGTAAATAGTGATATTCATGAAGCTGATGAAACTTTACTAAAAAGAGTAAGAGATTATTTAGAAGAAGTCAGACCAATAGGGGCTACTGTTACAGTAAAGAGTGCAATAGGTAAAGCTATATCAATTTCAAGTACTGTTAAAATTTCTAAAAATATAAAATTTGATGAAGTAAAAACAGAATTTGAAACAAAAGTAAAAGAATATTTTAGGAAAGTAGGGTTTAAACAGGATTACGTAAGTTATGCACAATTAGGAAATATCTTATTAAATATTCAAGGGGTTAGTGATTATGATGACTTAAAAATAAATAATACAACTTTAAATGTACAGTTAGCAGCTGAGGAGATTCCAAAATTAACCACAATCACTTTACAAAAAGAGGTGATATAGTTGGAAGCTAAAAGATTAATGAGGCATATGCCAAAGTATTACAGAGGTATTTTAGAAGTAACTTTATTACAAGAAATAATAGAAAAAGAATTAGATACAGTTGATTTAATCTCAAAAGATGTATTAAATCAATTTTTTATTTACACTGCTACCTGGTCCTTACCAATTTGGGAAAGAATATTTGGTTTAAGTGTTGGAGATAAAACAAGCAATATTGAAGAAAGAAGAGAGAATTTAATTTCTAAGTTAAGAAGTTATGGAACTACTACAAAAGAGATGATAGCAAGAGTTGCCAAAACTTTTACAAATGGAGAAATTGAAGTTGTAGAAGATAATCCAAACTATGCTTTTAAAATACTATTTACCTCTATTGTTGGAATACCTAAAAATATTGAAAACTTTAAGGCAGTAATAGAAGTTATAAAACCTGCACATCTAAATTTTAGTATTGAATTTAGATACAACACACATAACCAGGTAGCTTATTTATTACATAATTCTTTAAAAGCAAAAAGCCATAAAGAAATTTACGACACTAGATTATATGAAGATAGTGCAGTAGTAGGTAAGTATCATAAACAGAATGAAGTAGGAAATTTAAAAAATAATGAGTTAAAAACTAAAACACATAAAAATATCTATGATGAAAGGAGATAAATAAAATGGCAAAGTATACTGAAAATATAAGATTAGCACAACCAGAAGGCAGTGATTATTATGATATTGAAGTATTTAATCACAATTCAGAATTGATAGATAAAAAAATAGGTGAAATGGATAATAGCTTAGCTACAATAAAAGAAGGAGCAACAAGAGAAAAGGCTGGGATAGTACAACTTGGAACAGAAGAAGGAAAAGCATTAGAGGGAATGATGTTAGCAAGATTAGCAGGAGCTTATGGATATGGTGGTGATATACAAGATGAGGGTGTAAAAAATCCTAATTATATTTATTATGATAGAAATACTAAAAAGATGTATAAATGTTTAAAACAAAACCAAGATATTTCTGCAAATGTTACTAATTTTATCCCTTTAGACAACAACTCGCTTTTGGAGAGATTGGAAAATCTAAAAAGAAATGGGGAACAAATAATGTATAATGGAGGCTCGCCAGTACCAGTTGGTACAAGTGGAAAGTTACCAGGTTATGTTACATTTAACAATATATTAGATTATTATTTTAAAATTAGGTTTTTTGGAGGAGTATCATTTTATGTTGTCTTAGATAACTCTTCAAATACAAATATAGTCGATTATACTTTATTTAATGGCATTAAATTTCACTTAGACATTAATACTAATGTTCTAAAATTAGTAGCTGACCCTAATAGAGAATTTATATCTATATCTGTTTTCAATAAATTAACTTAAATATTTATTTTAAATTCTACCAATTAGAAGTACAGTAAAACCAGCATTTACATTAGCAATATCAAATGTTTGTGTCGCTGAATTATACCAGCCCACGACAGGTTGTCTATTACTTGCATATAAGTCACCATTGTTATCTTCCAAAGATATAAAAACTCCATTTTGAAAAGGGACAGGTGATTTTATTGTAGTTTTAGCATAATCTGTAATTACGCTAACACTCATCATACAAGTAGCGAAATTACCAATTTGTGTAATATATGAAGAGCAAGAACTTATGTTAGTCATACCTGTTGTTCCAGTTTCAACTCTATGAGTGATTAGATTTTCCATTCTTGTTGGAAAATTTAATCAAAATAAAAAAATACTCTGCAACAACTCAAGATTATATATCTATAAATGCGGGGACATTAATCATTTCAGAAAGCAGAATCGATAATCTTAAAAATAAAATTGGAATTCCTTTGAATTCTACAATTGTATCAGTAAGTACTGGGCAAAGTGCTGGATATTGTGAATACTGTACTTATAATTATGAATCTGACACTGCTATCGTTGGGCATATTGTTCCTTCGGGCAATTCTAGAACAGTTGTTATCAATGTTGCTTATATTTAATATTCTATAATTAATGTATTATAGCCATGTAAGTGGATATCTTCTGCGACTCCTCTAGTTCCAAAAATTCCAAATGTATTACTTATTTTTTTAAAGAAAAATACAGCATCAGATCTAACTCCATTATCATGACCAATGATAAGTTCTTGATTTATTGCTAGTTTTTTTAATAAAACACTAGGAATAGTACAAGTAGTATTTCCTACAATTGTTAGAGAAAAAATATTATCAAAGTTTATATTTACACCAATGTTAGTAGTATAAAACTGTACTTCGTGGGATGTTCCTTGCCATAGTATTTTCCAATTTCTGTTTAGATTTTCCATTATTTTAAGAATTGTATAATTAACTTATCAAAATTAGGAGGTTTAGTTATGCAGTTAATAGTGTTGGAAAATTTAAAAAAGGAAAATTTGAATGTTTATTTAGAATATTTAAACAGTTGTAAGAGTAGTAACTGGGAGACTTGGGAAACTACATATAAGACTTACTGTAATAATTTTAAGTTATTCTTAGTTTGGTTTCAAAAAAACTACAAAAATAGATTTTTACTAAGTAAAGATACACTTTTAGAAATGCCTAGCATAATGGAGTGCTATAGAAATTACTGTAGAAGCTTAGGAAATAGTAAAAGAACTTTAATGAATAAAACTACAGCAATATCTACTTTTTATGCATGGTGTGTTAGGCGGAATAAGATTAAGTATCATCCTTTCGATTCTAAATTAGATAGACTTAGATTTACAGAAAAAGATAAGGTTAGGAATAGCTATTTTCTTACAACAGAGCAAATACTGACTGTTCGTTTGTATATGCAAGTTGAATCTAAGAAATATGATTTGCAAGATAGGATATTATGGGAATTATTCTTAGACAGTGCTTGTCGGATATCTGCTATTCAAAATTTAAAGATGGAACAGCTAGACTTAGAAAATGGGTATTTTAGAGATGTTAAGGAGAAAGAGGGCTATATAGTTAATGCATTCTTTTTCCAAAAATGTAAGGAACTTATAAAAGAATGGATACAGTACAGACTTGATAATGGGATAGATGTGGATTGGTTCTTTGTTACTAAATATGGAAAAATCTACAAGCAAATGACACAAGGAGCTATTAGAAATAGAATAAAGAAGTTAGGAAAAATTTTAGGAATAAAGGATCTATATCCTCACACTCTTAGAAAAACTAGTATTAATTTAATAAACAATTTGGCTGGGTTAGGCTTAGCTAGTAGTTATGCAAACCACTCTAGTAGTGGAGTTACGAGCAAACACTATATAGCTAAAGCTAATCCAGTTGAAGTAAGAAATAGCATTATAAATGCAAGGAAAAAATTAGGTATTTTTTAATAAAAAAGTATAGAGATTTTTAAATTTATAAAGAATTTAATGTTTAATTTTGTAGTTTTGAGTATATTTTTATAATTTTTCTTAAATATAAAATCTAAGAATTTTATATAAAAAGCTCTCAAAGATACATTTTTAATTATAAAAAACTGAATAAATTTAAAAATCTACTCACATTCGAAAGGAGAAATTGATATGAAAACAATAAATTTTTATAAAAAGACAGATAAAGTTTTTTCTGTTTATGCTGAGTCTTTGGAGAATGTTATAAATAGTCCTCTATCATACTTTCAAGGATATACAAATGATATGATAATAACTGATATAACATATCAATATCCAATATTTAAAGATGATGTATTGAGAGAAATGACAAAAGAAGAAAAAGTAAGAGCTGGTATTGATGTACAATTAGAACCAGGAGAAATTATAAAAGATAGAAACTTGATTAAAATACCTCAACCTAGTAAATATCACACTTGGGATAATGTGAGACAAGAATGGGATATAGATTTGAAAGAGGTAAAAAGAACTTTTAGGCACAAGTTTCAAAATATTTTATTAGAGAAAGTTTATGAAGATTACAATTACAATGGTAAAGTATTTCAAATGGGACCAAATGATGAGTTGAATTTTTTAAGAGTTAAATCTGCAATAGATATAGCAGGTAACTCAGATGATGCTGGACTAATAGAACAAGCATTAAAAATATTGAATATAGAAGTTACAGAAGAAGTAAAAACAGGTATTAAAAAAGCTATAAAAGATAAAAATTTGATGGCTTTTATAAAATCTTTACCAATAAATTGGAGATTGAAAGATAATTCAGTTGCTAAAGTAACATTTACTGATATAAATAATATTTATTTGATGTGGATATTAAGAGGAACAGCTGCACAAGAAAAATATACAGAAATAACTCTTAAAATTTCAATAGCTAAAACAGTAAATGAATTAGAAGCTATTAAGTGGGAATAAAAGAGTTAAATCAATTAAAGGTAGTTTTATATGGCTACCTTTTTTTGATGGCTTTAAATGGCAAATTACGAGGTCGGTTTAATAATTTTTATATAAATAAATAAATAAAGGAGTTGATAAGTATGTTTGTTTTATCACAAAAAAGCTTAGAAAAATTAAATGGTGTCCATATAAACCTGGTTAATTTTTTTAAAGAATTAATCTTAGTAAGCCCTTGGGACTTTAATATTACAGCAGGAGTTAGAACTGCAGCAGAGCAAAATTTAGAATATCAAAAAGGTAGAACATTACCTGGAATAAAAGTAACAAAAGTAGATGGGTATAAACAAAAATCTAATCATCAGATCAAGTTTGATGGTTTTGGATATGCCGTAGATATTGGAGTTCTTATAAAAGAAAAAGTTAAGGTAAAAGTTAAGGAAAATGGAAAAGAAATAGAAAAAGAAGTTGAAAAAACAGTTTACAAAGGAAGTTGGAAAGATTTTCACTACTATCAAGATATTTATAATGTTGCAAAAGAGAAGGGACTTTTAGAAAAATATGGTATTGAGTGGGGTGGAAATTGTTGGAAATCATTTAAGGATGCTCCACATTGGCAAATCAAAGGAGCAGATAAGGTAGCTTTTAAATAATAAACAGTCTGGCCAGACAAATTTATTATAAAAATTAAAAAATTTTAGGAGGTTTTAATTATGAAAGATTTTATTTATGGTATGTTTTTTAAAGTGTATGCAATTTTTATGAGTTTTACTTGGGAACAATGGTGCTGGATGGCATTAGCTGCTGGAATAGTTGCTTATATGGTTTATAACAGAAAGAAGTATGTGCAAATATTTGATAATGCAGTGGTGTATGCAGAAACATCTTTTAATTATGGAGATAATCTTAAAAAGCTAGATGGAGCAGTAACATTTATAATAGAAAGAACAAATACTTTACCATTTATAGCAAGAGTTATAATTAGAAGATTTTTAAGTAGAAAAAGAATGGTAGATATTATAGAAACAACACTACAAAAGTTTTCTAATATATTTGGAACAGGAAGAAAAGTGGATATAAAAGGAAATGAGGAAGATGGAGAAAACTAAATTAATCCTGGAACCAATTTCAAATGGGAAAGCAGTTTTAATGCAAGATTATATTTATAGCATTAATGGGTATGATATAAAAGTTTTCAAAGGATTTGTAACGGATGGGGCATCAGTGCCTCATTCTTTACAATGGTTGTATAATCCTTATGGCAAATATATTAATGCTGCTGTCGTGCATGATTTTTTATACAGTTGTTATAACAATACAGGCATTAATCGTACCTTATCAGATAAAATATTTAGACATATTATGCAAGAAACAGGAGTAGATAACAGGACTGTAAGAAGATTCTATACCGCTGTAAGATGTTTTGGAGAAACTTCATGGAAACCTAAATTGCTAAATGAAGGTTATAAAGATAGAGCCATTGTAGACAGGACAAAGGAGGCTAAGGAATATTATAATTTTTGGGATAAGGTATTAGGATTGTAGGTGATTATATGGAACAATTTTTGGGAATAATAGAATATGTATTAAAAAATTATGGAATACCTGGAGGTCTATTGCTTTACTTTCTATGGAAAGATAGTAAGACTTTTGAGCTTTTTAGAAATACTATGCAAAAAATAGTAAATCAGCTGGAAGCAATGCAAAAGGATCAATCAGAATTAAAAAAAGACATTGATGAGATAAAAAAATTCATAAAATAATGGGTAGGAAAAAATCCTACCCTCTTTTTTTATTTTTATGTTATATAACATCTGTTATATTTGAATTAATCTAAATTAGAATTAATTTGGTGCAAACAAAGTGCAAACAAAAATACCCTTCACCAACAAAAAAGCCCTCAACTTTTTACAAGTTCGGGCTTTTTTGTAGAAATTAAACTATAATTAAGGAAACGATACAAGATAAATATAACATTATTTAATTATTT